TTGTTCTGCTAAAAAAGACACGTGTTGATTTATATGTGATGCTAAAGTTACGATAGCCATAGGATTACTTTTTACTAATGATGAAGATAAAAAAGTTCTATGCGCTTTTATATGTAAGGAATGATCTTGTTGAGGAAAGGCTTGTAGAGGTTGACCTCTGAGAGTCACACTATGTTCTAATGCTGCATTTGCTGGTTGAGGTCCTTTAGGAAGTGGTAATATCTGCTCAATATCTTTTACACCTAATGCTATGTACATTCTTCTATATGCTTCATAAAGATTGTGCATTTGAGGATTGCTTTGAGCTAGTTGTAGTTGGTTTTGTGCAAGAGTCACACGTTGTGACATAGAAAATATATTTGGATCGGATACAGGTAGAATATCTATTGCATCTGCAAAATCTGCTTGTTTAATTTCTTTTGGTCCTCCCGAAACCGCATACGGATATGCCGGTGGTAAAACTAATTGAAATATTTTTGCTAATAATTGAAATTCTTTTTTCTGTGCGTAATGTAATCGTTTGTGAACTGCGGACATAACTTTGGTACCACGCTCCATCAAAGCCATGGTTGTGCCGACAGGAGTTTGTGAACTACCTATTTCTGATAACTGCATGTCTGCAACAGTTGCAAATTGCTTTGCTGCATCTACACAAAAACCTAGTAGTTGCATTAAAGTTTGATCTGGACCCTTGTAAGGTAAAGGCATTAATGCTTCACGTATAATACCATTTGGTGCATCAACGTCTCTAAACTCACCGGGTTGTAGTGGTTGATCATCATCACGTATTCTTAGTCCACGCGATTTAAATCCTGCTGGTAAGTTTGATAATGTGCCTGCATCTAATAATTGACGTAAAGCTGATGTAGCAGATCTTGTAAGACCACCAATCATATGTATTAAACCGAAGCCATAGAATCCTAAACCAGGTAAAAATTTGTAATGTACAAAATAATCATTTTTCTTTTTTAAAAGATCATTCTCATTGTAATTTCTATATACGGAGATAATTGTATTTGAACTTCTATCAATGGTTACAATGTAAGGAAGCATAATCCCACTTGGCTCACCATTTTTAGCATTCATATCTTCGAAACCTTCAAGGTCTAAATCGACATGCATTTCATAAAGTTCCACCATATCTTCGGCAGCGTATGAGCCAGGTGACTCACCATCAATCTGATCTTTTTTCTCTTGTAAGTCAGATGTGTCGGATCCATCATAACCTTCAGTATCAATGTCAAGATAAAAACCAGATACTTGTTTTTTTCTTAAATCATTTTTTGTCATTTTGACAACTTGTGTAATTCTCTCACAATCATCAAGATCTGCACAACCGTAAGGAACTATTACATCCTCAGCGGGTATAAATTTTGATGTCGCTCTACCAGCTACTTCGTCATAGTAAATTTTTTTAAATGCACTACCCGATAAAGGTAATTGAAATAATAATTGATCCATCTCAGGATTGTAGTCTTCCATGACATGAGTAATCTCATAGTTCATATAATCCTTGACTCGTTCTGCTGCTTGTTGAAGCTCGGGAGAGTTTGCTCCCACGACTTGTGTTCTTACAGGACCATCACTTGGTAAAAGCTCAACATAAGCCATTGCTTGAAACTGAGTAACAGCTTGTGCTAATACGGGGTGGTTGACACTTGCAGCGCCACGAAACGGTCTGGTTCTCTCTTCATACTTAAAACCTAAAAGATCAAGACCCTTTGTATACGATTGTTCCCAATCTTCTCTTGTAGCTTTATCATTATCAACTTTTTCAATTAGCTCGTTTGATAAACCCTGAAGATAAGATGCGTCTAAAACTTCAGCTAGATTGGAGGAGAAAGATGTTTGTATTTTTTCTTGTTCAGGGTCAACAACAGCAGATCCATCATCTTCAATTATAATGTCTGGATTCTGTTGTCCTGTTTGTAAATCTACTTCTTGTCCTAGCTCTTCAACATTAATCTCTTCATCGCCTCCGGGGCCTATGGGATTTTCATTTTGCGGTTTTGGGACGCTAGAATTAAACTTTTGTACCATTAATATTCTCCAAATATGTCAGTAATTGAAACTAAACCATCAGAGGCAATTTTACCACCATCTTTTTTACCATATATGAACATAGGACCTTTCTTAGTAGTTTCTTCAGGCAGAGTTAATGTATACATTTTAACTCTTTGCGGATTATACTCTTCAATAATAATCGTGGCATCCTCAGCTCTGTCCGCATCTCCCAAAGGCACAAGATCAAATTTTTGATCTACTACGTCTCCCTGTTTAACATCTACAAAATACTCCATCGTCTGACCGGGAGCTATTTCTTTCCTAAATACTACCTCGTTAGGTCCATAGTCTTTTGCCACTCTTAATATCTCTTCATTAAGAAACGCATTAAGTCCCACCGGAGGTTTTCTTGGACCAAGGTCTTCTCTTCTTATTGTCACGCTTGGATCAATATCTGTTTCTTTTAATACTTGAAGATTACCATCTACATCTTTGTTTAAAAATCTAAGCCCAAGCTCACCTTTGCTTTTATCAACGATTTCTTCTATTTTGAGATTATTTTTACTGCCTGTATACTTCTTTGCAATGTTTTTCATCTCCTGCACTGTAATGTTGTCGTAGATTGTTTTAAATTTTTTAGCCGCAGGTCCGTCAGGATCTTTACCCCATCTTCTATTTACCAATTCTGACGGAAAGATTGCTACCTTGTTTATGCCATTAGCCTGTGCATCTTGAATTGTAGCTTTAACCAAAAGATCAATGTAATCTTTACCTTTGTTAAAAGGTAAAACAGGAAAACTTTGTACGGGTCTAAATCTTGCTTCATAAGTAGGGTTTGCATTAGCAAAGCGTTCAAGGTCTTCTGTATTATCGACATCTAAAATTTTAATATTTTTAAGTTGATCCTCATAATTTGTGCCTCTGTTTAATTCAAACAGTGTATTAAACTTTTGTCTACCCTCTTCTTGTAAAGCTACTATTTTATTTTGGAAATCAGGATCTACAACTCTAGCCCTATTTTGATTTGCAATGGTTGTAATTCGCTCTTGTATGTCAGTCAATTCTTTAACCACATCAGGTGTTAATTGATCTGCAAAGGTAGGATTGTTTGGACGAACTAAATCAGAGGTTTCCATAAACTTTAACATGCTTTCGGGGTAATCCCTTTCTATTTTTTCAAGCATGTCCTGCATGTAAGTGTCACCTTGTGCGATTTGATTTTTTAATTTTTCTTTATAATTTCTTATCATTACTGCAGTGCCCTTCATTCTCTCTTGTTCTTTTTTTAAATTTGTTAACATGTCGGTTTGAATTTCTTGAATGGCAGCAACTGTATTACCATCTACGTCTTTGTAGTCAGCGACTCTTGTAAAAGCGATGACATTAGGATCTTTGCCAAAATGTGAAGAGTTAAAAAATTGTTTTTCTTGACCTGGAAGTTTGTCAACATTAACTACAATCTCTCTATAATTTTCACCTAGATTGTCCAAAGGTTGACTACCTGAACCTTGATGAGTAGGTTTACCCATGTAAGCACCTAAACTACCAGGAGGCGTGTTACCTGTTGGCTCTCTTTTAATTTTTACTTCAATGTTAGCAATGGGAGAGCTTTCATAAACGTCAATTAAATTTTGTTGAGTTAGTTTTGTATTTGGAAAAAATTTTTCTATGTCCTCTAAATAATTTAAAATACCTGCGTCCTTCATCTCTGATTGAGGCACACCAATTTTACCTGTGTAATATTTTAACCAGTCTTTTGGTAAGGCACTCTTTGGTGCGTTTGGACTTGTCGTAGATTCTATGAAATAAGATTTGAAAGGAAAGTCACCAGGATCTACATTTGGCACCATAGGTGCAGCTCCCGTTCCAGTAGGGACATCTGACACAACTTTTTTGGGTGTTAATAAACCAGGAACTTTACCAAATATTTTAAATAAATTACTCGCTCCAAAAGCTTGTAAGTTGCCTGTGTCAACAGCTTTTTTAAAAAAGTCGTCATCCATAGCAGGGTCAGGTGTAAACTGTTGTTGATTAATGTTTTGCAACGGATCACCGCCAATTGCCATACGTACAGCCCCACCTTTTTTGAACCTAGTGTCTCTCTCAATATTTACACGAGATGTATCTATAAACCCTCTTTTAAAATAAGGAGTCTCTTCAAAGCCTTCAATGAAAAGATCTTTACGTTGTGGTATACTTGATTTAGACACAACTAATGCTTTTGGATTTTTTACGTAGTAGTCCATGAGCTCGTCAAATCGTGCTATATTTTGTTCAAGTGTTAATGGTTGTTCAGAGCCTATGAATATGTCATTAAATTTTTCTGAAATATTATCTGGTATTGGTTTACCATCTTTAGTTCTATTCGCAATAGTTCCTGCTGCATTTGGTTTTTTTAATTCTTGGTTGATTCTGTCAATAACCTCTTGTGGCATTTTCTCTTTATCAATCCTTCTATATAAAGCCATACCTTTACGTGTAAGCAAATCATCAAAGTAAGATAAGGTATTTATTGCAGATGTTATGTCCTCTCCAAATGCTAAACCTACTCTTATATCTCTAATAGCTGCCTCTACTGCATTCTCTGCTCTTTTTTGTAAAGCTAAATTTTCAATACCATAATTATTTCTAACAAAATTAGATATGTCACCTACACCTTCTAAACCCTTACCAGCACTAGGAAAGTCAGCTATTGTGAAAACATGTGAGACGTGTCCGTCAAAGGTTCTATTTGCTGCGTTAATAAAATCATCTAGTGTCATTTCTTCTACAGGAATTTTTCTTTCTACTTTTTTGCCTTGCTTGTTTATGACAGTTTCTGTTTTAGGAAACTTTGTGTAATATTCTTTATACTCTTTAACTAACTGTTCTTTAAGTTCAGGATTATTTTCTATTATATCTCTAAATTTATTATTAGTATAATTAGATAATTTTTTAGACTCATTAATTACATCGTAATATCCTTGTATTTGTGCTTGAGTAAAAGCACCAGACTTGTTTTGTAATATTTCAATATCTCTTGCTAATTTTAAAATAGGCTCTTGATTTTCTAATCTTATCTTTTTTGCACCAGATGTTCCTGTGGCAACTTTTTCAATTCCGTATGCTTTTGCTGTTTCTTCAAAACTTTCTAAGTTTGAAAAATCAAATGTGGTCTCTCCTGTTTTTGGATCTATAAATTTAAAATTTGTTCTGTAAGCATCAGCTAGTTTTTGTAGAGCTGTCGGATAAGCAGCGCTACCCTCGAGACCTGGTTGTGTAGTTTCTACTTTTGTAGCTACTGGTATGAATTGTCTAAAGCCTTCTTCTCTAGACTCCTTAGGTATTTTAACTAACGCCTTTATCTCTTCAATAAATTCTGGTTCAATAATGTCTTTATAATCTTCACTTCTTTTTCCACCTATACCATAACTTTTTAGTATGGTTGTCAAAGAATCACCTCTTATTTTTTCATAACTTCCTATGCCTTTACCTTGTAATGTCGGATCAGACTCTAACTTTTCTTTAAAAGCAACAAGCTCTTGTTTTAAATTTTCTGCGTTTACTATATTTCTATCTACAGTGCCAATAACCACATTTTTTTTAGCAGCGTCACTTAAATAATCTTTTTTTGTAAACTCTTGAATTTTTTGTAATTTAGATCCAGCAGCACCAGTTATTTCTGATTCAGGAACACCTGCCTTGATTAACTCGTCATATATTTGACTGTTACTAAGTTTTTTGTCTGAGCTTTCTAAAATTTTTTCTGCGATACCTGTCCACTCAGGTCTAAATTCTTTAAGGGGACTTTTACCCTCTGTCAAATAATCAACGGCTTCTTTTAAATGTTCTGTTTCTGTTGATATATTTTTATTTTTTCTTAGTTGAGGTGGTTTGTATCTTATGCTTTTACCAGGCACGTTTAATTTTTCGAGTGTGAGTGGTATTTTGTTATCTGTTAAATAATTATAAAAACCTTTTGCCGAAGGTACATTAGTTTGAGCTAAATAGTCCTGTAAATTTTGTCGGTAAGGCTCAAATAATTCTTCTTGTGTTTTTTTTAACTTTGTTGCTTGAATTTGTTTTACCTTGTCAGGATCTTTCCTTAAGTCCACGACACCTTTTCCGTCGTCTGGTGATAAGGCAACTCGTGGAGTAGTCTGCATACCCGGTGGTCCTTTAGCAGTATCTTGTATCAATGGAACAGGTGAGCCACCAAACGCTGTTCTAATTCTCAAGACATCAGGATCTTTTGAGCTAGATTTTAAAACGTCGTTTATTGTTTTAAAACCAAACTTTGCAAGTCTAGTGCCGAGTGCTCCAAGTCCTACAGCATCTAATCCTAATAAAGATGTCATTGCTACTGCGTTAATATCACTTTGTTCTAATTTATCTCCACGAGAAAATTTTTCAAAAGCTCTTCTTTCATCACCTGACAAAAAATCCCCTCCCTTAGAAACTGCTTCAAATGCTGATTGTGGTACGAATCCCGCTGCATCTAATCTTTCTTTAATACCAGGAGCTTGTATTACAAATGATGGTAAGTCTGGTCGTCCTGCATATTCAGCGTAATTAGTGTCTTTAAGTGCTTGGGCCGTGGACAGTGAACGAAGTTGTTTATTTCTTTCAATTTGTTCTAACGTCTCTGGCTCTGGAGATATAGATTGTAAGACTGTTGTAATAGCATTTGCAAAAGGTGCAGCAGTGGGACCTTGACTATAATCAATTCTTTGTTGAGGTATAACTGTGCGTTTAACACCGCCACCGTTTTGCATATATGCCGGATCATTTAAAATTACATCATCAAAAGGATTATAGGCCATTAGTAATACTCCGTTTGTCCGTGGTCCGTGGGCTCATCTTCGTAGTCATCTTCTAATGCAACAAAGTTACCCTTTCTAAACCTCAATAGTGCTTGGCTCATGGAGTCTACAAGATCGTCATGTTCTGCGTGTGGGAACATGGCACATTCTTCTATCATCTCTTCAGCCCAGCGTTCATCTGGTGCCCATACTGCACCGCTCTCAAACACAGGAGCGACAGCGTGCACTCTCGACAACTTATCATTGCCTTTGCTTGGTGTAAAGTTGATAACAGGTATACCGACTTGGCGTAACTCTTGTATAAGCGGTAGGC